AAAAAATATTTTAGTAGTATCTGCTAGTAAAACTAGAGCAGATGACTTTAGTACCTTTACACAAAGGTTAATCGGAGAGATGCCACTATTACAACACTTGATACCTAGAGATAATCAAAGACATTCTAAAGTATCATTTGATGTAGCACCTGCTACAGCCAGTCATGCACCATCAGTTAAATCTATGGGTATCACAGGGCAGTTAACAGGTAGTAGAGCAGACATTATCATTGCTGATGACGTTGAGAGTGCTAACAACTCCCAAACGCAGTTAATGAGAGATAGATTAGGTGAGACTGTAAAAGAATTTGATGCAATCATTAAACCTAATACTGGAAGAATTATATTTCTTGGTACTCCACAAAATGAGATGTCATTATACAACTCATTAGAAGAGAGAGGATTTAAGACAAAGATATGGACTGCACTTGTACCTAACCAAACACAAAAGATTAGTTATGGTCACAAACTTGCAGACATTATTCAAGGTACAGAAGGAGACCCCACAGACCCCAAAAGGTTTGATGCGGTAGACTTAATGGAAAGACTATCATCTTATGGTCGTTCTGGTTTTAACTTACAATTTATGTTGGACACAAGTTTGTCTGATGCAAATAGATACCCTCTAAAGTTAAACGATTTGATTGTAGCTTCAGGTTGCTCTACATGGAAAGATGCACCTGCAAAGATACAATGGGCATCATCACCAGAGCAAATGAAAGCTATAGACCCTGATATTCCCAATGTGGGACTTAAAGGTGATTATTTTGTAGCTCCTATGATGATGAGTGAAGAATTTACAGCATTCGAAGGCACAGTAATGTCCATTGACCCATCAGGTCGTGGAGAAGACAAAACAGCGTATGCGGTGCTTAAAATGCTTCATGGAGTGCTTTATCTGACCTCTGTAGGCTCACTGGAAGGTGGTTATTCAGAAACTACTATGGCAAGACTGTCTAACATTGCGAAGAAACATGATGTGAACTATGTGGTCATTGAGAGTAACTTTGGTGATGGTATGGCAACCCAGTTGTTAAAACCTGTCATGGCAAAGATACACCCATGTGAGATAGAAGAAGTTAGACATAATACACAGAAAGAAAAACGTATTATAGATACACTAGAGCCTTTGATGAACTCACACAGGTTAGTTGTAGATGACTTACTAATACACGAAGATTTTAAGAATGAACCTGACCATCAGTTGTTTAGACAAATGACAAGACTAACTAGAGACAAAGGTTCATTAAGACATGATGATGCTATTGATGCTTTAGCTATGGCGGCAAAGTATTGGGTAGACAGAATAGATAGAGACCAAACATTATCTTATAATCAACACAAAGAAGAATTGTTAGACCAAGAATTAGAAAGATTTATGGAAAACAATATCGGAAGGACACAGAGTAAAGACAGATGGATATAAACCAAACAAAAGAAGCCGTTAAAAAAGAAGAAGGCTATAGATTAGAAACATATCATTGTACAGAAGGACATCTTACAGGTGGCTATGGTCACAAGATGTTAGAAGGAGAGACAGCTCCTACAGACCACGCAGGTTGGCTAGTATTATTCGAGAGAGACTTTGCTAGAGCTGTAACTGGTGCTGATGATTTACTGATGTTATGTCCAGATATTAACGACAGTGCAAGGAACATTGTGGTTGAGATGGTGTACCAAATGGGTGCTTATGGTGTGTCCAAGTTTAAGGGTATGCTTAAAGCATTACAAGATGGGAACTATAAGACAGCCAGTGTGGAGATGTTAGATAGTAGATGGGCTAAACAAACGCCTAATCGTGCTAATCGAATGGCAGAACGCATGGCGAATATTTCATAGAAAATTATGAGGGGGTATATGATATATACAGGACGGCAATTTCCCCCGTGCCAAACCTGTGGAACTGCACAAAAGAACCAAAAAACAAGGCATTAAAGGGGTTTTTTACTATATAAGGATAGCATGTCCTTTGCGTGTGCTGTGTGTGGGCGTACATTTTTTATTTTCGCATGTGCTTGAGCTAGTCTGTTTTTTTTGCGTTGCGTCTGTGGGCGTGTGCGTTGCTCTCTTTAAGTTCCACGCCTAGCCACACCCAAAGCACCACCACAAGCACCACCACAAGCCACACAGAGCCACGCACAGCCACGCCAACGCACCAACGCAGGGCAGAGGTCAAAGGAATTACAATCACTAAAGTTACACTATTAGATGAGAGCAAAAAAAAGATAACTATGGGTATCTCTTAAAGTATCTCATTAAGTATAAACCAAAGGTAACCAACAGAGAGCAAAGGATATATTCATTACTAATGATAACAAGGAAAGATTGGCTAAAGAGTGAAGCAGGGAAACTCTACAAACAAAGAACTAATAAGAATTATAGACAAAAGAAACAACAGACAAAGAAGGACAATATTAAAGTTAATAAGTCTTTTGAATTTCATTTCCCTTGTGGGATTACTTTGAAGGATTAATTGAGGCGATAACGCAAACAATCCGTATCTATTAAATAAACCTATCCTTCATAATCCTATTAACTCCCATAAAGTCCCATAAATACTGGTATTATTAACTAATGTGTCCATTTTGAGTCAAATTGATAAATAAGGTGTTGCAATCCATATCTGCATGGTTTAAGCAAAGGACATGTTTAATTTTTTAAAATTTTTTCAAGTGCTAACAGCAGTGACAGAAGGCTTAAGCTATTATTTTAAAAAGTTTCTGACAGCCTCAAACTCATAGAGGTCACACTGGGGTGACAGCCCTAAACAAGTCGGACACCGCAACAGCAGGGCAGAGGTTCTGGGCGTCGGTTTAGAGTGGTACACAGTCCACCGATTAAGTTTTAATTTGCGGTTGTCTGTCATTTTATATGACACTGACGAGGACACAGAAACACCAGTCCGAAACAATCAACAATCAACAACGGAGTACACTATGAACGAACAACAACAATTTGATTATGATTATCACCAAACTTTTAAAGTGGAAAAAGGTTCAGATAAAAATAATTGGTTAATTTATACAGGCAGACAGGGTGGAGATAAATTCTATCTTATGACACCTTCAATAGCTTTCTTTAATTTTGAAACAAAAGAAGAAGCAGACAAGTTTGTAAATCAATTAAATAAAATTGCAGACAAAGTTAAACACACAAACAAATAATTAAAAAGAGACCTAAAGCGGATTTTATAGTCCGCTTTAAGACTTTTTTTAAAGTCAAATCAACAATCAACATGGAGTACACTATGAAAGTAAAAAACATGACTAGCCCAAAGGGCAACAAGGTTGCAAATCAATTTGTTATTTCTGACGATTTTGGAAATAGCTTTTTTCAATCTTACAAATCAATCATTGCCAAAATATGTGCAGACGGCAGAATATTTCTTGACGAGACCTTTTGGGATTATTCAGTGACGACTGCAAAATATAGACGTGAATTTTTGAATGAAGGCGTTGAAGATACAAGAGCCAAAATCAAAAGCGGTGAATATGTTTTGACAGACTTAAACTCAACAAAGGCGGTTGCGTAATGTTGAACAACAAACAATTAAAACAAGAGCCATATCAGAATGGGTTTCCAACTGTAAAAACTGCTTTAGAGTTTGGACAGGTTCGAGACTTATTTAAAATTGTTTCTGATTTAGTAGAGATTAGAAACAATGCTATGTTCAACACTGTTGAAGATGAAAACAAGTTTAATTTTATTTTATCTGAATTACAGTTTTATCATAGAGAGATAGACTACGCTAAACTTATTGAAGAAAAGAAAATCTTTAAATATTAAAAATAGACTTAAAGCCTATCCAAGCGGTAGGCTTTAAGACTTTTTTTAAAAGTCAAATCAACAATCAACAATAGGAGTACCACACATGCAAATTGCTAAATGTGTTCAGCGTATTCAAAGGGCGGAAAGCGTTGCAAAGTTTAAAGACAACCTTGCAAAACAAATGCACTTTGACAAATACGCAAAGGCAACAGGAACGGAGAAACTAAAATTGTTTCACGTTGCTATTGCTGAAGGTTGGGTTTAATTGAAACAGTTAAACCTCTTTAGTCAACAAGAGTTGGAAAGATGCACCCTAGCATCTAACGTGTTAAAAAATGTTAGACGTGCAATCCGTACAACTATTTTAAAAAGTCAGCCTGTCCCAACTATGGGGCAGGTTATCAAGTTTCCAATCAAAAAAGTCAGTTAATGACTTTTGTATGGAGACACCCTTCTTACTATGCAGAGTTGCAAAAGAAAGCAAAAGAAGAAGAGGAAAAAAACAAGGCTAAAGACTAGCTAAAAATTAACGCCGTGTGGTTCTAGGACTAGACGGCGTTTTTTATTTATCAACAATCAACAATATGGAGTTACAATGGCACGATTAATAATTGATGTACCAAGCGATTATAATGGGGATAAAGTCGTCATTAATAAAATGAAACTTAAAGACTTTGTAGCCACTCTTCAATCTGCTTGTGATGTTTTAAGCAATGACAGTAGTTCTTTTGTCTGTGTAGAGGAACACAATACAGGACAGTTTCACGAAAACCCTGCACACAATAAACTTACATCTAAACAAGTAAGAACCTTTAACGAAACAATAACTAAGTAAATCAACAATAGGAGACACTATGCCGAAAAAAGCAATCAAAAAACAATTACCAAAAAATGCGTTTAATCTGCTTATGGATTACACTATTGATAATTCATTTAGATTAGTCAAAAACATACTAAGCAATAAATGGTTTGAAAAGTCTAAAACAAGCTCATGTATTTTCTTAATGCAAGTAATGCAAGTTTGCATCAATAGACTTTTTTATGAAGGTTACTGTAAGCACACAGTCAAAGACATGTTAAGTGAATGTCTTAAAATGGAACTGGAGTTTATTGCAGAGAAAGCCAAAGAAGATTTGAAGGACTGCAAACTGTAATGTCTGGTTTTAAATCTTATAAAATACGAGACGGCGTTCATATCCCCTCCAAGAAATACAAGGAGGGGTGGGACGCTATATTCAGCAAAAAGAAACCAACTAAAGGACTAGACGGCGAAAATAAAAAAAGCAAAACTGATGAGGCTTCAATAGCTGAAACGCCTTCTATGGACTAGACGGCGTATTTTGCATGTTAATAACGCATAAATTCTTCTTGTACATACTATGTGTGACGGGATAGCATACGTTATAAAATAACACATTAAGCAAAAAGGAAGGAGGAATATGACTAATATAAAATATCATTTAAGTGCAACAACTAAATGTACGTCCATGAGTTTAGGCAATCAAAAAGGTTGGGTTTGTAACTTAAACAATGCACCGCCAAATAACTTTAAATAGGAGTAAATATGAATATGAATTTTATTCTTTTTAAAGTGTATATTGAAAAATATACTAATTGGAGTAATCTAAAAGTGAGTAAAGATAAATACGAGACTATAATAGATTTTGGAAAATATAGGTTGTATCTATCTTAACATTTAACAAAGTGTGGTTGACTTCACTTTGTAAAAACAAGAGACAACAAAAGAAAGAAGGAAAGACAATGACAAGTAGCGGACTAAATCTATTAAAAATAATAGAGGAAATGCGAAAGTTTGATACACAAATTGAGGCACAGGCTATTGCTGTGTTTTTATTTGTTGCAGTTCATGGCGGAAAAGAAGGCGTTGCCATGCAAACTATAAGTGAAGACCTAGACATATCTCAATCTTCAGTGTCAAGAAATGCGTACAAGTTAGGCGACATTAACAGACACAAAAAGATTGGCGTAGGTCTATTAGAAACTTTTGAAGACCCAATGGAAAGACGTAGAAAGTTAGTGCGTCTTACAGCAAAAGGTAAGAGAGTACATAGCACTCTTTTAAGTTGGGTCAAATAACAATGAAAAGCGGAGGTACAAATGCAACAACGAAATATAAAGTTGTTATCGGAGATACACCGCAAATTAACACTTAAAGGTTGGGAAAAGTTGCAATCTAAACGAGCCGAGAAAGTTATTGAAATGCTTGGTAAGGGTATGCTTGTAACTGAAGTTAACGATAGCCACATTGAGAACCTTGTGGACACGTTAGAAGATAGGGGTTTTGCTCCTGCTACTATCAATCGTTATCTTTCATCAATCAGTAAGATGTTAAGATTTGCTAATCAGAGACAGTCTATTTATCATCTTGATAGAATGCCTCATATTGATTGGCAAAAAGAAGACAATGGTAGAGAACGATACCTTGAACCAATGGAAGAAAAAGAAATTATCAGATTGTTAACCGAGTGGAATATGGTTGACTATTTGGAGTTTTATCTTTTTTTAATTGATTCAGGAATGCGTTTGGGCGAAGCCTTATCTATTAAGAAGTTAATGGTACATAACAACAATGGAAACTATGTTGTTAACTTACCTGCTAGTGTCACAAAGAATGGTGAACCTAGAGGTATTCCACTAACAGAACGTGCTAAGTCTATTGTTCTTAAATTGTTAATAAAAGCGGAAAGAAACGACCTTGTGTTTTCACATCTAAAGTATTGGACTTGTGAGAATACTTGGAGACGTTTGCGTAAGGCAATGAACCTTGAAGACGACAAAGAGTTTGTCATTCATTGCTTGAGGCACACTTGTGCAACACGTTTGGCTCAATCAGGTAAGGTTGAATTACACATGATAGGTCAAATGTTAGGTCACAAGTCGTGGAAGATGATAAAGCGGTACTCTCATTTAATACCGAATAACTTAATGGGAGCAGTAAATGTTTTAAACGGAATAAATAAATCCGCTTAAACATAAGTAGTGATATGAGGATAGTTGGAAAGTTAGTAATGACAATGTTAGTAATAATGGCGTATTCAGGTGTGCATAGATGCAATAGGATTTGCAATCCTCTGCGTAACCATTCCGCCACGTTGCCCCAACATTGTTTTTACAAGTAAACTCAACGACTATTCTCTATCACAAGCAAAACAAAATAGCAAAGGAGTGAACCTAATTTGTAGGTCATTCCGCAGTTGCATCAATCAACAAACTGGAGAATACATGAAGATATTAGAAATAATGCCGACTTACCAAGACCAAGTACAAACCGAGAAGATGTCCGCCGAGCTTGGTATGAACAGGACAAATAAGAGGAGGCTCTCTCACATTGAACGTGAAGAAGAAAGCGTCACATCTTACGGAAAAGTTATTGTAGCAAATACAATTAGACCTTTTGCAATTTGCATTGCAAGATGGGTGGAACAGACATTATCTACTGTTCATTCTAAAACACCTATAGCTCTCAAATACATATCCCAAATAGACCCAAAAATTGTAGCATTGATAACTGTAAAACATGTAATCAATACTATTACTAATACTAAAAATCTTACTGCTTGTGCCATCACTTTAGGTGGTCGTATTGAAACTGAAATTAGTCTTAAAAATTTTAAAGGACTAAACCCAGAGCTATACGAGACTGTCAAAAAAGATTTAGATAAAAGGTCTTGGAACTATAATTACAAAAGACGTAAGTTAAGAGAAAGTGCCAAGAGAGATGAAGTTATGAGGTGGGAAGAATGGAGTACCACTGAAAAACTGCATGTAGGAATGGAGTTAATTAATCTTCTTATTGAAGCAACTTGGGATACTGACAAAAGAATAGGTCTTATAGAAATAGTTACTGAACAACATAAGCATAAAACTGTCAAAGTTATCAAACAAACAGCTAAAACTAAAGAATGGATAGATAATCGTAATAAGTTTAACGAACTATTAAACCCAGAGTATTTGCCTATGGTAATGCCTCCTAAAAGCGTCATAGACGGCAAAGTAACAGGTCATGGGTATTGGACAAAAGAAATGCCTGAATTAGACCTAGTTAAGCAAAAAGGTAAAAAGTTTAACAAGGAAATGGAAAACTGTGCCATGCCTGAAGTAACCTCTGCGGTCAATCTCATGCAAAGTACA